AGTAAAGTTTGAAGACTATGTACTCAAAGGCGATTCGCTAATTAGTATTAAGACACCTATATTTGAAGAAGCAATTAACGGATATCGTGTAAGTTACTTTGGTGGATACGATCCTATTCCTGGCGATTTAAAACTAGCCGTCTTGGATTTAATTGAGTATTACTCGCGCAACAATGGCGCCGTACATAGTAGTCGCGATTTAAATCCTAACACTACGCAAATCAACTATGTTGCATCTACTAATTTACCCGCAACAATTAAGCGTGTTTTAGATCAGTACGTAGCGGACTTTACATAATGGCAAGAAAGCTACATTTCTCCAGATTATTAGACATGATATCTGGTAGTGCTTTAGCTGGTGCAAATACTAAGGTTCAGAAAAGTGCTTTATATAAAGACTTTGACATTGCTAAATTAGAATCAAAAAAGTTACGTGACCTTATTGATTCTAATTTACCTACTTTTTATATTGTAGACATAGATCTAATAGTAAAAGAGCTAGTCGCTAATCTAGGCTTTAGTAATTTTTCAGGTAATGAAGACTACATACAGTCTAGGTTTCCTAAAAAAGAAAAATTAATTAAGTTTTTGCACGATACAATTAAAACAGCAGTACTAACTATACCACAAAAACCCTTTTTGCCTTTTATTACTAAAGTAGAAAAAGATTTTGACGGACTAATAAATACTTTATCAAAACGTACAAGCTATATTGGATATAGAAATGCTACAGCAACTTTTCAGTTCAAACTAAGAACACAAGGAAAAAGTCTAGGAATTTTTATAGCTTCAGATGCTAATTCTATTGTTGAAAATTTAGGCAAAAATGCTTATGTTGTAATAGCCCCAACTTTTAATGGGGCAGTAGAAAAAGTAAACACAGCCTTAAATAAAGCTTTACGTGAAGCATTTTCCAAAAGTTATGATATTGAGTTAAGACCTTATAGTGCTTCTTCTAGCACAAAAAATCGTTTTACTATTGGTGATTTTATTAATGCTGGACATACAGCAGCATTTGATGTAAATGATAAGCTAATAGGTATTAATATGCCTTTAGCACAAGAAAGGCAGTTTCTTTTATCAGGCAAAGAAAAGTCCGAAGGATTAGAATTAGCAATAGCTGATCTATACTTAGACGCTAACTATGATATAAAGTTTAAACAAAACTTTACAGAAAAAGCAGGAAAAATGCTAGACATGCAGTTTTCCTTTGTGGTAACAATGCCTTCAGCATTTAACACAAATACCCTGCGTACGCAAGAACTAGCGAGAATTAAAGCTTACATCGGTAACACTATTTTACCGACTATTGCAGAACAAGCAAAAAATAAGTTTAAAGGCGGCTTACTAGACGATAGTAGTATAAATACTGGAGCTTCCCCTTCTTTATCTGAGTATATAAATGATTTACTCGTAGAAAACCTAAAAGGCAACAAATCTCCAAGAGTTGTAAAAACTTCTACGGCTAAAGCCAAAGGTACTGTTAAAACCCATGCTTTATTAAAAACAGATGCTAAACTCACTGGTAAAACTAAATCTGGTGGCGTAAAGGCAAGCGCTAATAAAGCAGCTACAAGTAACCAAACTAACTTAAACCTTTTCACTTTAACAACCTTAATAAATAGTCAGCTTCAAGACGTAATAAGTGCTAATATGGGTAGTGGTAATAGCAAAAATGTTCTTAACTATAGAACAGGTAGATTTGCCAGTACAGTTCAAGTAGAACGTTTAACAAGCAGTCGTGATGGTTTTGTTACAGCTTTTTACTCCTACATGAAAAATCCTTACGCAACATTTAGTGCTAACGGACGCCAGTCTATACCTGCAACTAGAGACCCTAAATTATTAATCTCTAAATCAATTAGAGAAATTGCACAACAAGTAGTAGGCAGTAAGTTAAGGGCAGTATCATTATGACAAAAAGAATTAGCATTGTAACAGCCCTAGCTGAAAAATTTAAAGTAATAGATGGAAATGCTCCATATAGTTCTGATTTATTCGATAACAGCTACCCTAAACTTAAGTTTTGGGATGAAGTCCAAGACTTCCCTTGCGTGTATCTTACAGCAGGCACAGAAATCCGCGAGTATCATCCAGCCGACTTTACTTGGGGCTTATTAAACATTAGCGTAAAAGTATATGTTCGTAGCGAAAACGAAGCCCAACAACAGTTAGAAGATTTAATTAATGATCTCGAAACTGTAATCAACGCTAACCGTGTATTAGTATATGATATTACTAATAACCTTTCAACAACTGAAATATTAATTCAGTCAATCACTACTGACGAAGGACTATTAGCTCCTTACGGTGTCGGTGAAATCAATCTACAAGTGCGCTACGCATTAGTATAACTCGGATTTATACAAGCATAACAACAGATAAATATCTAGTCACAGTGCTTAAGTATTTCCAAAAATCATAAAGGAAAGAGTATGGCATTAAATTTAATTCGCAATAGTCGCGTATTTTTCACTACTAACTTGGATTCAAGTAATCGCGTAGCCGCTACAGGTTTTAGCGATACAAACACATTTGAACTACAAGTTCAAGACGGTTTCTCATTTTCACAAAACACAGGTACTGAAACAGTTACCTTAAACGAAGCAGGTGCAGCACCAATTCGTGGTCAGCGAAGTTTTAACACTAGCTTAGAGCCAGTTGATTGGAATTTTGCTACTTACATTCGCCCTAAGTTTCAAGAAGGTAGCGTAATTAATCTTGCTGCTGATGCAGACGATTATATTGGTTGCGAAGAGTCTGTACTCTGGAACGCTATGGCTGGCACTGGTCTTATTGGTGCTGCAGGTGCCGGTTGGACAGCTACCCCAGGTCTTACTCCAGTTTCTAAAGTTGCTTTTGCTAATTCTAATGCTCACCAATTACAAGCCTTTGGCTTAATTATTGTGTTTGAAGCAGTTGCTTATGCAATTGATAACTGTGCTGTGGATTCCGCTACTGTTGACTTTGGTTTAGATGCTATTGCTTCTATTACTTGGGCAGGTAAAGGTACTTCAATGCGTCAATTAGCTTCCGTTGTTATTGCAGCTCCTAGTGCTGGTACTGTTGCTTTAAGTGGCGGACTGGCCGGTACAGCTAAATACAAAGATACAGAAGCTAAATTTATTGCTAACAAGTTATCAACAATGAGTATTGCTGCACTGGCTTTTGGCGGATTGACTGCTAAAAGTTATTCTGTAGCAATTACTGGTGGTAGCATTACTATCAATAACAATTTGACATATTTGACACCTGCTAATTTGGGTGTAGTTAACCAACCTATTACGTACTTCACTGGTTCACGTGCTATTTCTGCTACTGTAACTTGTTATTTAAAAACAGGTACAAATGAAAGTGCTCAATTGTTAAGTGATTTGTTAACTGCTAGCTCAAGCTCTACAGAAAACAAATTTGCTGTAACAGTTGACTTAGGTGGATCAAGCAACGCAAATCGCATGAGTTTGTCAATGCCAACAACTATGTTGACAATTCCAACTATTACTTCTGAACAAGTTATTTCTACTTCAATTACTTTAAACCCACAAGGTGCAGCCGTAGGCGGTGCTTACGATATTGAAGCTAAGAACGAACTCGAAATTTCTTATTACGCAGCAGTTTAATTAACCGTTGCATTTTTATAGAGACTGGGCTGATCTCCAGTCTCTCTTTTTAAACTTATTATTATAAAATGACTACCCTCTCTTTAAAAACACTGTTAGTTCCTTCTAAATCAGTACAAGTGGAATATCCTGGTATGCCTGGTTTTGTTGTTGATTTGGCATTTTTATCTCGCGAAACACTTTTGTCGATTCGTAAGAAATCTACCAAAACAAGTTTCAAAAACCGACAGGCTGCTGAAGAATTCAACGAAGATTTATTCTTGCAACTTTACGTTGAAAATGCTGTTAAAGGATGGAAAGGTTTTAAATTAAGTTATCTTGAGCAATTAGCTCCAGTTGATTTAAAAAATCAAAATCTGGATGATGAATTAGAGTATACGCCTGAAAATGCATTATATTTAATGAAGAATTCCAGTAACTTTGACGGTTTTATTAGCGAACAGGTTTCAGACTTGGGAAACTTTTCGACGACCAGCTCCAGCAAGTAAATCAGCAGTTGGTCAACTACATTCAGAATATGAGTCTTGGTATGACCAAGGAAGCATATTTTGAAATGTGCGAAATGATGAATAGTGAACCCGTAGAGTCTGAGATTCCTGTGGAATTCGAAGACTTTCCATTAGAAGTACAACAAGCATTTAATGCCTATCGAATGTTACGAGATGAGTGGGATACTATGAATGGTAACTACTTAGGCAAGTCACTTATCGGTATAAAAGACGTTCTTGAAGCTACAGAGATTGAGCAGTCGGAGCAGAAATTTATTGTCATGCTAATACGTATGATTGATAGTGTACGTTCAGACGAAATCAATAATAAGAAAAAGATGGAAAAGCCCGCTAACTAAAAATTGGCGGGCTTTTTTACGTTAAAAATTTTTTGGTTTGACAAAAGTGTGGTTGCGTGTTATAATGTACACTAGTCAAGCTATTAAAAGTTTTAGCCACCAACCCTAAAGAGGAGTACAGATGGCATCAAATCAAGTTAATATTAATTTAAGTGTACAAGATGAATCAAATAGTATCAAACAGCGTACTAATGACGTCAAAAACTTAAATAAAGAATTACAAAAATCACAACAATATACTACTGGTACTAAATCGGGTAGTAAAGCAGCAGCAGCAAGTTTTAGCGCAGCCGAAAATATAGAGTACGGACGTGCTCGTGGATCAATGGGATCTACTGGAGCAAGCGGACGTGACTTTGCAAACCAAGCACAAGGTCTTGGTGGGCTGGTACGTCTATATGCTACTTATGCTGCCAATGTATTTGCTGTAAGTGCAGCATTTAGCGCTTTAAGTAATGCTATGGATACCACTAACATGGTTCGCGGCCTAGATCAACTAGGTGCCGCTAGTGGTGTTGCAATGGGCGGTTTAGCAAAGCGATTTACAGAAGCCAGTGGCGGAGCTATTAGCTTACGCGAATCAATGGAAGCTACCGCCAAAGCTATTAGCAGCGGTATGACTCAAAAGCAATTTTTACAACTAGGTGATGTAGCTAAAAAGGCTTCACAAGCACTTGGTGTTAATATGAGTGATGCTGTTAGTCGTTTAACTCGCGGTATTACAAAGCTAGAACCTGAATTATTAGATGAATTGGGACTGTTTACCAAAGTTGGTAAATCTTCTGAAGACTACGCACGTAGTATAGGTAAAAGCGTAGATAGTTTAACTGATTTTGAAAAACGTCAAGCGTTTGCTAATGCAGTATTAAAAGAAGGTATTGACAAATTCAATGAGATTGACATACCCACAAACCCTTATGACAAACTTTTAGCTTCATTAAAGAATATTGCACAAACTATTCTAGAAGTATTAAACAAAGCGTTCGGCCCTTTAGTAGATATATTAAGTGCTAGTCCCGCTGCTTTAACAGCAGGTATTGCTGCACTTGGATCAATGATTATTAAACAAGCAGTTCCAGCAATTACTAATTATAGAGACGAATTGCGTAAAACCGCGGAGTTTAGTCGACAGGTAACTTCTGAAAAAATTAATACAGCAGAAACTATGTTGGCAAAACGTAGGGCTGACATACTTGCAAAACAAGATCAAGCTGCTGATGCCAAAGCGGCCGTTATTGATAAATTAGAGTCTAAACTTAGAACTCTTACTGGTGGACGTATTCGTAAAGATATTGCAGAAATTCTTACACCTACACGCGGTATTCAGGATATCACTGATCAAGAGATTAAAAAGATTGAGGCGGCAGGTAAAGGTTTAAAAAATAACCAAAACATATATAATGAACTAGCAACAGCTATACGCGCGGCTAAATTAGAGCAAGAGAAGTATAACGCAGTTGCAGTAAGATTAAAACAAGAAGAAACCGCCCCCGTAAGTAGGTTTAGTGCATTAGGAAGATTGCAAATAGGTGCGGAAGAACAACGCAGACGTTCAGCTTCAAGTACTATTATTAGTAATGCTGCAGACACTGCAAGTTTAGTAGGTTTTAGGTCTGCTTTTGGAGAAATGATAACTAGTCTTAAAACTGAAAAATTAGGTGTTTTAAGAACTATTTTTACTGGAGTAACAGGAACTATAACTGCAGCAACAACTAGACTTATGGGTTTTGTTGGTATGCTAGGCCAGATAGGTATGATAGCAGGAGTAGTAATCGGTATATTCCAAGGCCTTAGCTATGCATTTAGCAGTAATACTAAAGAAGTAGAAAAGTTTAATAAGACTTTAGAAATTGGCGACGAAAATGCCAAAGCCTTAAGTAATACTTATGACAAATATAAACAATCATTAAGTCCCGCATCAGTTATTGCATTAGCAACTTCTTTTCAAAACCTTTCAGAAAACCTTTCACTAACAGTTGAAAGTTTTAAAGACGCAATACAAGAATCTAGTAAGTTTGATAGGATTATAAACAGTATCAAAGGAATTTTTGGACAAGCATTAGAAGATGACTTTTCTAAAAGCATTAACAAACAGATTCTACAAGGATTAAAGGGTATTGTAGATCCAAATGTAAAAAAAGAAGCTGAAGCAAAACTAAAAGAGTTACTTAACGTTAATCAAGTAACCGAAAATAGTTTAAAAGCCTCTACAAGCGGCATGGGCAGTGCACAACTAGCCAAAATAGGTAAAAACATAGCCACAGTCTTTGAACAAGCTAGTCTTGCCGGACAAAAAACAGCAGGAATATTAGTAAGTATAAAAGACGGATTCAAATCACTAGAGACCAGCTATACGGAGCTTTCTAACTCTTTAATGCAAAAAGATCTGCTGTCCAACTTTGGAAAAGACTTAGCTTCACAAGGATTTAAACTTTCAGAAGCTTTTAAAGATCCAATAGCAAACTTATCAACTTTACAAGACCTATTAACCGATATTAGTAAGATTAAACTGCTTTCGCCAGAATCGCAAAAGCTTATAATGGAAAATCGTGATGCTTATGTTGCGTTAATCAATACTGCAAAATACTATGAGGAGCAGATTGCTAAATCAGAAAAAAATATTGCAGATATTAGAAAAGAAGTCGGAAGCGACAAAACAGGTGTAGTAGCCAGTGATGTAATTTCAGCAGAGCAGAAAAGAATAACGGGTGCAAGATCTAAATTAGATGAAACACGCACACAGATGACTGAGCTTAGTGCAGTCTTTAAAAACGCTGCTGAGACTTCTATCAAAAAAGGTTTTGAATTAATAGAAGGCGGATTTACTCGTGCAATGGCTCAAAGCGTACTTAGTTCGCAAAAATCATTATTAGATAAATTACCGCAAACTGCCGAAACAGCTAAACTTGGAGCAAAACTAGAAAATCAAAAAATAGATTTACAGATTCAAGAGATCACTGAAACACAGCGTTTAATCAAAGAGATGGAGTTGTTAAGACTTAGCGGAGAAAAAATTGCACTAGAGCGTAGTCGTGATGAGTTATTAAAAACAGAAACAAATCAGCAAGTGCGACAAGCCGCTATTGATAATCCAAGATTAAAACAAATAGCAGATCGTGAAAAGATTTTAACAAGCACTAATATTAGTGCTGATATTAAAGCAGGAAAGATAGATCGCACTGAAGAGTCTAGAAAGGCTATGCAAGAGCAGCAAGGTGCAATATCAAAAGTTACTCAGCTAAATCAGCAGAAAGTAATGAATACTATTGCGGCTCAAGCAACAGGTCTTCAAAGCGGTTTTGACGCAGCTAAGAAAAAATTAGATAGTGATCTAAAAGACATTATTACTAGTAAAGAAGCTGAATTGCGTGGAGCTGAATTTAGTTCAAAAACTCTTGAAGATCAACAAGCAGTAATTAACAAATATGTTGAGCAAGAAGATGCAGTTAAACGCGTTCTAAGTAGCTTAGATAGTGTTAAAGAAACTGCTACTTCTAATTTAATAGCTCTAGAAGCACAAAGACTTAAGTACAAAGACGTTGCAGATTTAGCAGCCAAGGCAGTTCAGACAGCAGATAAACAAGCAACTACTTTAACTCAACAGTTTGATGCTGCTAAGAAGATCGCGGACCAAGAACGAGCTCGTAAAGACTTACTAGCTATAAATCTTCAAACACTAAATAAAAGCACCCAAGCTTTAGAAGCTCAAGTAAATTTAACACGTATTTTAAATGAAACTGATAGTGCACTAGTTGGCATACAAAGAGAAGTATTGCAAACTCAGCTTGATCTTGGTATAATTACTGCTGAGAACTATCGTGACCAGCTTATAACGCTTGAGCAAATGGACCGTGTTAAGCAACGCGATATTAAGTTAGATCAACTTAAAAATAGTCTAATTGCAACACAGCTAGGCTTAACAAAAGAATTATTAGATCCTAAAAATGCTGGCGATATTCAATCAATTCAAGATAAAATGAGTGCGGCTTCTATGGCATATGAAGCCGAAACAGCAGGAGTTAATAAAGTTTATGAAGCACAACAAAAATCCAAAGCTTTAACAGAAGATTTAACTTCTAGACAACTAGCTTATGGTGAAGTGTTTAAGAATAGCTTTGACAGTATGGGCGACGCTATTATTGAGTTTACTAAAACTGGTAAATTAAACTTTAAAGGTTTAATTGATTCAATGCTAGAAGGCTTAATTCGCTATGAAATGCAACAACAAGCTATGATGGCCTATAAAGCCTTTAGACCTGGCTTAATGGATTTTGTAGGTAGTATATTTGGTACAGGTAATACAGGCTCTACTACAGGCACAGTGTCAGGTGCAGTAGCTTCTGCAAAAGGTAATGTATTTAATACAGGCCTCCAAACTTTTGCCAAAGGCGGAATGTTTACTAATTCAGTTGTAAGCTCTCCTACGCTATTCAAGTTTGCACAAGGTACTGGTTTAATGGGCGAGGCGGGTCCTGAAGCTATTATGCCCCTAAAGCGTGACGGCCAAGGAAACCTAGGAGTTCGCGCAGGCGGAAATCAAGGCAACGTTGACGTAGTTGTTAATAACTTTGGAAGTGAAAAAGCAACTACTAAAGAAACCACTGATTCACGTGGAAATCGTCGAATTGAAGTTATTATTGGTGATATGGTTGCAAGTGAAGTAGCAAGACCAGGAAGTCCCGTACAACAATCACTAGCAGGTAGTTTTAATAACAGGCCTGCATTAGCAAGGAGATAAGTATGCCTATTCCAGCATGGTCAGCACAAGCATTACCACAAGTACCACAAAAAGGATTCTCAGAGTCTATTGGCGTAAACATTATACGCTCAGGCACAGACTCTGGTCCTGCAAAAATGCGTCGCAGGGGGACAGGTGTTAGTACAATGGATTTATCTTTTATACTAACAACTGCTCAATGCACAACACTAGAAAATTTTATTAAAAATACTTTACTTGGTACTAAACGATTTAGCTTTCCTCATCCACGCACAGGTACTACCGTAGAAGTACGTATAGTCCCTAGTGGTGAGGGAGAGTTTTTTAAATTACAGTATTTAGCACCAGGTTATTGGAATACTTCCTTAAAATTTGAGATATTACCATAATGAGCAGATTAAGTAGATTATCACCAGCAGCTATTAAAGCAATGTTTTCATCTGAAACAGATGAACAGCTTATAATGCTTTTAACAGTATACGATCCTAATGGATCAACAGACCCAGACGCAGCAACTACACCAATTAGACTAAGTGATAATTATACTCAAAGACTATCTTCTACTACAGATGATGAAATTGCTTATGGAGTCGTAAGTAATTCAAACGAATACTTATTTGTTCCTATGACCCTAAACTTACCTAATGATCAAGAAACAGGTCCTGGTGATTGTACTATTACCTTAAACTTTGTTACTCCAGAAATTATAACAATTATCAGAGATCATTTAAGAGTAAGAACTAAAGTTTTAATAGAACTAGTAGTTTCAAGTAATCTTAACTATATAGAAGCATCATTACAAGATTATTATATTACATCGGCAACATATAATGCCGAAACCGTTACTCTAAATCTAGGTATGGTAAGTTACAATACTGAGCCATTTCCTAGTTTTAGCTTTACCCCTAGTTACTTCCCAGGATTATTCTAATGAATTATGATAAATATGTTGGGTTACCCTATCTAGACAATGGCAGAACTGAAATCGGTGTAGACTGCTGGGGATTAGCTCGTCTAGTTTATCGAGACGAGTATAAAATAGATTTGCCAAGTTATACTGAAGAGTACATTGGTGGAAGTGATCCGCATATTGTAGAAGCAGTAGAGTTGTATAAAGATAACTGGGAAGAAATTACTGCACCAAATCCTGGAGATTTGTGCCTGTTCAATATCTTTGGTGAGCCTATGCACGTGGGTGTATACGTAGGTGACAACAAGTTTTTACACTGCCGCCGTGGCAGCGATTCAGTAATTGAATCATTAAACAATATTAAATGGAAAAATCGTTTTGTAGGTTTTTATGCATATGCTCCACAATCACAAATACAAGCAGTAGGAGCACCACATCCATTAAAACTTAGTGTGTATCGTGACTGGACCCTAGAAGGCACTACTGTTCAAGACTTTGTAGAGTTTATACGCTCCAAGTACACAGTAAGCACAGAATTAGTAAGTAAAATAGTAATTATTATTGATGGCATAGTTGTGCCTAAATCCGAGTGGGCAACTACCACTGTTAAAAGAGGCCAACAGATCAGCTATAAAAGCACTGTTGAAGGCACCTCAACAAAGCGTTTACTAATAACACTTGTAGCACTTTATATAACTTTTCAAACTGGAATACCAGTAGAAATAGGATCAGCAGTATCATCAACTGCAACAGTTGCTACTCAACAATTTATCGGTGCGGCTGTTATTCAAATGGCCAGCATGGTTCTACAAAATGTTATTGCCCCAATTCGTCCACCAAAAACAAATGATCCTGGTAATGCTAACTCCCTAAACTTATTAACAGGACAAGCTAATCAAGCAAGTCAATATGGAGCAATTCCAGTAGTATTAGGTAAAGTTAGATTTACTGGTATGCTTGGAGCTATTCCGTATATCGAGTCACTAACAGAAACAAATATTTTAAACCTTGCTGTTGTTTGGGGTTTTGGCCCACTTTCAATAACGGATCTATGCATTGGCGCTAAGCCCATAGATGACTTTTATTATGGCGAACCAGTGTCTGTACCAAGACCTATTATAATAGAAGGTTTTGCACGAGACTATGTATTAAATGCAGCAGGTGGTATTGGCGGAAGTTTTAATAATCAGTATGGACGCGACGTTGAACAAAAACAAGTAAACCTAGAGTTAACAAATAATGCTAGTAATATAACCGCTACTCATGAAGGTACAAAAAGATGGCAACAAGTAGATTTAGCCCAAACTTGTGATGCTGTTGATATTGTGCTATCCTTCCCAGAAGGCATGCGTAAAATTAATACTAAAAATGGCGAAGTAGGTGCAACTACCTGTGGAGTTGAAATACAAATGCGTCAATACAGCACCTTACCTTGGCCTGAGGAAGATACTAGTACTGCTTTAAATGTATATAGCTTTAAAACAGACGATACTAACGCGTATCAATTATTTACAATGGTTCCTCCTGGTGATGCAGAAACCGAAGCAAACTTATATCGTTACACAACTTTTTGTTTGTCTCCTGCTGGAGGAGTACAAAGATTTGACGGAGCTGTAACGGATATATTAGGTGCTAATGCAAGTCCTTACATACAAGCAATGTTTGCACAAAATGCATACAGTTCTTTGTTAGGTACTTCTGCTACTAAAAGCTATCTGCCTCAAATACCAACAGGATATTTACCAGTTTATACAGTTTATCAAGATAAGTCTTCAGGAGTAGTTACAGAAATAACTCCACATCCTGTATCAACATATAGCGGTAAAAATGGTTTAGCTTATGAACTAATTGAAACACAAGAAACAGTAGGCCAAGGGCAAGACCAGTCATTAGTTACTTCTAAAATCAAAACGATTAAAATAACTTCAGGCCGAGTATATGGTGATGCCAGTGGAGTCGATCTTACTGCTGCAGAAGTAGAAATATGGAGTACTAATAATCTTTTAACTCCTACAGTTGCTACAGGAGTTATTGATGCTAGTGGTCCTGGTAGTTGGGGTACTTTTTTAACAAACTACGCTGTTTGGGGCACCGACTATACTACTCCCGCTGCAAGTGGTTATGGAGGCACATGGAACTATACAGTATCTAGCGTTTATTTTCCTTATAGTGGTTACTACACAGTAGAAGCTGCCGCAGACGATCAAGGCGAAGTACTAATAGGCGGAGTTCGAGCAGTACAAATTCCTAAAGATACTAAATTTCAAGCTGAAAGCATTAAAGGCTTAATCAAACTAAAAGCAGGTTATCACGACATTGTACTAAATGGTGTAGATAATCAAGCTTCGCACAAGGGCATAGCCGCCAGAATTACTTATATTGCTAATAATGGAGTTAACGTACAAGCTAGTGCAAATACTATTCTTACTTTTGGCGAAGGTGCTTGGTTTACAAAACGCAAAGATGCTTTTAACTGGGTACATTCAGTTGAAAACCTTACAAGAGCCAGATATCAAGTAAGGGTTCGTCGTACAAACTTAGACGAAACCGAAGATGAAGTAGATTTCAAAAAGTTTCATAAAGCAATTTTAGCAAACGTTACTGGATATGATAGTCAAGAATTACCAATGCAAAATCCTCCAGGTTGTTTTTTAGCAAAAACAGGCGTACGAGTACAAAGCAGTAGTAAGGTAAATGGCCAAATAGATGGCGTTAATGCTATGGTTCAAACCATAACTTGGGATTATGATAGGACTTCTGGTAGCTGGCAAAACTTACGACAAACTAATAATCCTGCTAGTTTGTTTGCTTATGTGCTAATGCACCCTGCAAATGCTTTTCGAGTTACTCCTAATAAGTTAGATCTTGTTAGTTTAACTGCATGGCATAATTTTTGCAATCCTATAGCTCAGACTGTAAATGCAACTAGTTTGGAAGTAGGAAAGTACTACGTTATTAAAGATCTAGGAACAACTAACTGGAATACTGTAGCTGGTACTACTGGTATTACTTATAGTGTTGGCGAAGGTATATACCCTAGACAAGTAGGAACTGGAACTGGTACAGCTGTTTATGCGCCTAAATTTGCATATAATGGAATACTATCTAGTACACAAAGTGTAATGGACACACTACGAGACATATGTGCAGCTGGTAAAGCTAGTCCAACTTATATTGATGGTAAATGGGGTGTAGTAATAGACACAGAACGATCACATACCGTTCAACATTTTACTGAGCATAATAGTTGGGGCTTCGAGTCTACTAAAGTTTTACCAGTATTGCCTCACGCTTTTCGCATTAATTTAAATGATGAAACCTTAGCTTATCAAGCTAACGAGATTATTGTTTACAATTATGGTTATGGACCAACAACTGCAAATGGTAAAATTGGTGCTACATTATTTGAACAAATCAACTTGCCTGGTGTAACAAATCCTGATCAAGCGGTACGTTTAGCTAGGTGGCATTTTGCACAGATTAAATTACGTCCAGAAACTTATACTGTTAATGTAGATTTTGAACACTTAGTTTGTACTCGTGGCGACAAAGTAAAAATTACTCACAGTATTCCACGGTGGGGTATTGGTAGTGGTAGATTAGGTCCTGGCGTTGGTGATGTTGTTACAGGCACAACTCTAACATTAACAGAGCCTGTGCTATTAACTGCAAGTACTCAGTATACTATATTAATTAGAACTAACAATATTACAGCTACTGCAGGTAGTGGTAGTATAACTAGAACTTTTACTTACACAGGCCCCACAGGATATACTAGTACAATTACAGTACCTGCTATATTAGAAGCAGATGGCGTAAAAACTGATAACTTGTTTATGATAGGTTTAACTACTAACAGTGTGCAAGAATGTATAGTTACCGCAGTAGAGCCAAGTAGTAACTACAGTGCACGATTAACACTAGTTGATTACTCGCCTGAAATTTACACAGCAGATTTAAGCGGATTATTAATTTATAACCCAAAAATATCTACAAGTAATGTTGTTTTAGTAAAAAATAGCATTACAAGCGTACCTGTTATTACAAGCATTACTAGTAATAGTGTTCAAAGTAATCAAATTGCAGGCGGCACTTATCAGAATAAAGCTGTTGTAGCTTTTACAAACCCAAATGATTTGCAAGCTGTTGCGGTTCGTGTACAATTTGATATTATTGAAGGTAGTGTGGCAGGTTGGGATACTGATCCAGGCACTCTTTATTCTACTGATAAAAGCAATAGTACTTTTGAATTCATTAACTTATTTACTGACAAAAAGTATAAAGTACGCGCTAGGTATACAAATGCTGATCGTACTATTTGCGGGCCGTGGTCTATTGACTATGCTTTTACCAATGACGGTAAAAACAAAAACTTTAATACTTCTCCGACACTTGCTATAGACTTAGAAAAAACTTATATTGTAGTAGATCCGCTTATTACTAATCAACAAAGTGATTTTAAAGCTTATGCATATAGGTTGTATAAAAGTACGGTTACTACAGATTTATGGGATACTACACCTATTATTCCAGAAGTACAGAGCCAAGGACAGGGTAAATTGGATTTGGAAAAGGTAGCAATACCACGTATTTCAGAAGCTGGTATTGACTATAAAGTAGAGTGTAGGATATTAGATAAAACTAATAACTATAGTGCTGTAAGTTCATATGCTTTAATTAAAATTAAAACAATTGTTTAAGGGATAGCTATGGCAGCAATTTTATCCGCAGGAGTAAATTCACTAATATTAAAACTAGATCAGCCGTACGACACTATTCGTACGTTGGATATAAGGGATGATTTAGTCAAAGTAAAAGTATGGTGTTCTACAACATCAGGGTTTACTCCGTCTGATTCTAATATAGTATTTGACGCTTTAGGCTTATCAATAGTTATTCCTAAATTAACTGACGGAACGGCATTAGTTGCAGGTACGGCATACTATGTAAAGTATGCTTTTATTAGTGATATTCAGGAAGAAGTATACACTATTTCTGCACAACTAACCGCAACACCTGTAGCCGCTTTAGCAACTAAATCAAGTGTTGCATATTTGTACCAATGGTCTACAGCTCAGCCAGGAAATCCTTCTGGCAGTGCTACATATACTTGGTCAACAGCCGCAAGTTCTAATTATACTGGAGGCAACGGCTGGTCAACCACTATTGACGCTAATCCTGGAACATCTTTAATTA